TGCGTTGCCCGCGCGTACTCCGCGTCCGCGAGGAGACCCGCCCGCTGATAAATCGTCACCTCGCCGCGCTTGTACCGGCGTTCGACTGCCTGCCGGTACTCCTCGTGGTCGCGCTCAATGTTGGCCCAGGACCCGCTCCACGCGGGGTCCTGCATGGCCGCCTCGTGCGCGGGTGGGGGCGCATGACGCACCTCAACGGCCAGGCGCGCCTGGCCCGGCGTGCTGTCCGCCAACATAAACGATACCCAATCGCCCACCTGCACAGGCGGAGAACCGTCTTGAACCACCCCCGCGCCTGTAAAGCGCGTATCGGGCTGCCGGCGCAGGGGCCGTATCAGCCCCCCGCCGCTGTCGCTATCCAATGCGATAATTCGCCCCTCGGGCATCGGCCCCACCCTCACCTTTCGGTCATGTCATGTCACCGGGCGCGTCATACGCCCCATGCTTTAGCGCGCGGCTGTCGCTGGCCGGCGTCGCCCGGTCGTCTTCTCGACCGCCTCTGCCTGTTCGGGCTCAGTAGCCCACGCCGGCGGCTCGGGCATGGCGTAGCTCTCGATGAGGGCCGCGCCCTCGCGCTCCCATTTCGCGTCCCGCGCCGCTGTGGACACGGTATGGGCTTGCTCCTGAATCTCTTTCAGCCGCGCGTCGGCGAACGTGTGGACGTAACGCCGCGCCAGGTCGACCCGGCGTGCTTGCCACTCGTTATGTAGTTCGCGCTGGCCCGCGTCGTACTCGACGCCCGTGATGTCGCGCCGCTCACGGTAGCGCCGCTTGAGGGCTTCCAGGCCGGCGTTATAGCGCGCCTTCGCCATCTCTTCGAGACGCTGCTGTTCGCGCTGGATCGCGTCCTGACGCGCCCTGATGGCCGTTCTCACGGCGAGGGGCGCTTCCGTCCAGACCATGCGGTGCTCCCGCTCCCACGTCGCCTTGTGTTGGAGGGATAACTGGGAATCGCGGCCCTGGTTAATTAACGTGTTTTGCAGTTGTTGGAAGGCGGCCGCCTCCATGGCCTGCGGTGAGTTGAGATTCATTATGTCTACCTCTCTTGGCTGATTAGCCCAGTATCTCGTTGAGCCGTTGATGGGCTTTCGTCAGTCGCGCCTCGGTGAGCGACGACATGGCGGGGGTGGCCGGTACGGGGCGCGTCGGCGTGGTGCGCGCGGCAATCGCGGTCTCCAGCACGTCCATACGCTCGCGCAACCCCCACGGATCATCAGAGGTGGGCAGGGGCTCCCAGCGGTACGCTTGCAGTGGCACGTTTAAGCCCTCACACAACGACACGTTGTGGACGAGCGTCCCGTCCTGGTTCGTGTCGTTGGCGCGATTATGCGTCGTCTCGGTCAGCGTGGCCGCCGAGGCGGCGCCGGGAGCCGTGCGCGGCGGCTGTGGCCGTGCCTGGCTACGTCGCACAATGGCGCTCAAGTCTTCCACCAGCGTCGTCGTGCTGGGGTGCGCCGTCGGCGGCTCGGGCGCGGCAGCGGGCGGGGGGGACAGCAGGGCGTCGAGCATGGAGTGTAGCGTGCTCGCCGTTGCTGGCGTGGGTCGATTGGTTGTGGTCATCGTGTTGTGTCCTCTATAATGTTGGGCGGTCACTCAACGACCGAAGTAGCGGCGCCATTCCGATAGCGCCTGCTGGTGTGGGTTTTGGTACGACTCACCGCCTCCGATATGGATGCGGTAGTCACCTACGATGTCCTCCAGGTAGACAATCTCCGTGGTCTCAATCTCGGGGGCTCCTTGTGTGGCCAGGCCAATCGCAGTCACGAGGTCGTCGTGGGTCCCGACGCGGAACGCGCCGTACTGCTCATTGGCATCCTCCGAGACCTTAATCTCGTAGTTCAGCAATTCCTCCGTCAGGGCGGCCGCCTCGCCCGTCTTGGGCAACAGCAGCCGGTCGGTCTGTAAGAGGGATTGAAGGCGGGACACGAGCCACCCTTTACCGAGCGCGACGCTGCCATCCTCGCGCACGGTGCGCCTATCGCCGTGCGTGAAGTAGACGGCAATAGGCTGGACACCCGCGCGCGCGAGCAGGTCGACCACCGGCTGGCCCACGCCCGTCGCGTCTACATAGAGGACGATCTCTGGCGGCGCAACCGTCGCCGTCTGGTAGACGCCACTCACCGGGTCGTATTCCATCTGTGGCCCCCCTGGGGGCTCCGCTCGTTTATGGAGATTCGTGACGACACCGGCGATGCGCTCGGCAACGACGGGGTACGCCGTGCCCAGCGGCAGGCGTTCGGTGCGGCGGATGGTGTAGCGCTCTTCCACGCCACGGCCGTTCGGGGTCGCCTGCCACACCGTTTCGGCCACGGCGATGGCCGTGGGGTCTCGCTTCTGGCCAATATCGACCCCAATGGTTATAAATCCCATTCCTCAAGATCCTCCCTAAAGGCGCGCTCGACGTCCTCGCGGCGGAACGCTTGTGTCTCGGCTTCACTGAATGTGCAGCCGTATTCTTGCTGAAACCACCAGTCGCCCATGCTGCGCTTCTCTTCGGCCAGGAACGCCGGCGAGATGCGGGGGCAGAGTGTCGCCGGCACCTCGTACCGCTCCCATGGCTCCACGCCACGCCACGCTTCGTAAAACCACCCGCGCGTCCCGTGGGGAGTGGACAGGGCCAGCATCCGCCCCCCGCTGACCGCCAGCATGGGCCGGACGCTCATGTACAGACTCTCCGCGACCCAGGCCGCCTCGTCGATGACAAGAAGGTTGACGCCGCTGTACCCGCGAATGTTGCCGTCCTTCGAGCCGGGTAGGCTCACGATGCGGCTACCGTTATCGAGGGTCAGCGTGAGCGCCGTTTCGCTCTCGGGCGCCACGGGTCGCCCGAGGTCCTTGTATACACCGAGCGCTTTCTTGAAGAGCTCGCCGCTCTGTCGCAGCGACGGCGAGAGTAGCAGCACGAGGCTACCGGACGTGTAGAGCGCCGTGTGCAACGCCAGGATACTGGTAATGGTCGACTTCCCCGATTGGCGGCTACAGTTGAGCAGCAGCCGGCTCGCCGTCGAGCGCAGCACATTAGCTTGCCACGGATCGGGTACGATACCCACCTGCTCGGCGAGCAGCACCGGGTCCAGCGCACGGGCCAGGTCGGAGGCAATGGGCGACACGATCATCACGCGGCCCCTAACGCGGAGGGCGCTTCTACGGCCATCAGCGCAGTCGTCACGGCTAGCCGCGCCTCGGGATGGGACGCAAGGGCCATGAGCAGCGCGGACCGCACCAGAACCCACTCGGGGGCCATCAGCAGATTGATCTGCGGCCGGTCATCGAGTTGACCCAGGAGTTTGGCTTGCAGTTCGATTTGCCGGTGGATGCGATCCACGGCCTTGAGTGCGGTCTGCGGGTCCTTGCCCTGTCGCGCCTCGTTCAGGATCTGCAAGCTCACGCCATTGATGACGCGCAACTGCTTCACAACATCGAGCGCGTGCGCCTCCTCACGCGCCTGCCGCGTTTCAGTGAGCATTTGGGGTAGGTGCGCCCCTTTATGGCGCTCCACCGCATCCGGTGAAACGCGGTATAACGCGGCAACTTCTCGGCACGCTGTCCCACCCACCAGCGCCCGGTCAATGGCCTCGCGCTCTGGACGCGTGCAGATGGTACAGACGCGGGGCATGGTTCCTCCTATTCGTGGGACGCCACTAGGGCACCCTCACACGCCTCGACGACCTCGGTTGACAACGCCATCATATCCGCCACCAGGTCCTGGCAGCGTACGAGGGCCAAGGCGGTGTCATGCGAAGTGGCCCGTACATCGTCGCGCTCAACGGCCACGAGGCCCCGGCCGATGCGCTGTGCCGCCAAGCCCTTGGCCTGCAGTTGTGCATTCCGTTCCCGCGCGTGGGCGAGGATCTCGCGGGGCGTCTGCTGTGCGGTATCTGTCGTGCTCATATATCACTCTCCGTAGGCGTCGGGGCCGGGACCATTCGGCGACCATCTGGCCGTACCGTCCGGGCCTCGTGTCTCCCGGCCCCGTTGGGTGCTCTCATCGAGCACCACTGTCGTTGGCGCATAAGGCCGTGGTGGAATGGACGGCCAGTGCAGCAGGGCTAGGTCACGCGGCGTCAGGGCCGCTTTCGCCTTCGTCGCCGCCAAGCGCGCCCCGGCCCCCTCGCTATCGACTGTAGGCGTCCGTGTCTTTTTTGCCATGGCTATGCCCTCTGCCGCTGGGTCGTCGCGGCCGCTGTGTTCCGACGAACAATCGCGGGCGGCAGCGCGTCCTCTTTATCGTTGATGTCGCCAACGCGCTCGATGCGGTAGGCGGGATAGGCGAGCACGTAGTCCACATCGTCCTCGTGGACAAGTGTGGACTTTCCGAGCGAGAAGTGGTAGTGGATGCCACTGAGGATCAACCGCTCCGCGAGCGGCACGTAGGGCTCCGGCTCACGATTGCGGAGGGCGGCAGCGGCGGCCCACGCCGCGCGCTGGCTATCTTCGTCCATGCCGGGGATGACGGCCTGCATCTCGGCGACCCTGGCGTCGTTGTCCTCGTCCGGCACGAGGATCTCGATCTCTTGCGCGACCAAGACCAAGGCACCGCGTGTGCGACTGCCGCGGTAGACAAGCGCCTGTTCCTGCGGCGCCCTTCTCTGCCTAGATGTGACCGTGCGCCGGCCCGCGTTTGGGTCGGCCAGGTGCGCCAGGTCACGATCCAGCTTGGTCTCGGCCTGGAGCGTGTCGCCCTTGGCAAGGGCGCGTTGCTCGGCTGCGAATCGCGCTTCATCCGCGCGTGAGAGGGGTGTGGGCAACGCGTCGACCACGTTGGTTCGCGGAACGCGGGTCACGGCTGCCTTGGCGCTCGCAGCACTCGCCCGTTGACTGCGGCTGGTTTTCGTGGGTGTGGTTTGTCGGCGTGGCATGGCTGAGGTTTCCTTTGGTGTATGATCGTCCGGCAACACGAGACCGGCGCGTTTGAGTTGTGCGCGAATTTTGGCGTAGGCGCGGTGGTCGCTCGGCGTACCGGCGACTACAATGAGCGGGGACCCTCGCGATGGCGGCGTGAGCATGAAGTGGCCCGATTTGCGCCGCTCGACGCCCCAGCGTTGCTGACGGGCCGCGTCGATAAGGCGGTCGATGTCTCGCATAATGGCTCCCCTGTGAACGGCGTGGTTAACGACGGATTGGTGTGCTTATGCGGCCTGATCGCGTGAGCCGGCCCGTCTCCTCTAGACGTGGCGTCGTAGATGGACATGGGTGCCACTCTCTCGCATCAGAGATGGATGCGGGACATATCTAGGGCGCGATTAAAGGGCGGGCCAGCGTCGCTGTGAAATCCAGCGATGGCAATAGGTCCAACGCCAAGCGTGGGACTGTTGCCGCCAAAGCTGACGCCTGGCCTAAGCAGGAAAGCGATGTGACTGAAGCCGCGTTGTGATTGCCCCGCCTCGAAACAAAATATGAGGTCCCCCGGCTGCGCGTCGTCCACACTGGAACGCTCAACAGCGCCGTGCGCCAGGAAGTAGTAGAACTCCCCATCTGGTCCGCCATTTACGCCCTTGTCCCCATTTTCACCGTCATTGGACCAATTGTTCGGCGTGACGAGGGGGAAGCCAACAGCACCAAATGCCGCCGCCACAAGCCCAGAACAGTCGTAGTGCGTGGGACCCGCGTGAAAAACCTGATACGGTGCGCCGTTGTGGGTCAAGGCCGCTGCCAATGCGCGTTGCGCCAGTGTGTTCGGTGGGCTATCCAATGTGAGCGACGTGCTCACGGGTTGCCCGTTGGAGGCCGTGCCCTGCGCCCGCGTCGGCGGTCCCTGCATCAACGGATTGGTCGCTGTGCCCGTCGATCCATTGCCCGTGCCCGTCCCGCTGCCATTGTCTCCCGACCCGAGGGTGATGATCGTGGCGTAGGCCGTGCCCCCCCCCGCTTGCAAGCCGATCACGCCGGGGTCTTGCCCCTGCGGCGCGGCCACAATCGTATACTGGTGCGACGGCCCCACCCATTGCCCGCCGCCGCTCACCGTCTGCCGCAATTCGATGACGGCGCCCACGGGCAGCGAGGATGATGTCGCCTGATTGACGGCCAAAGTCGGTTGGGCCTGCACCGTCAGCGGTGTCGTGACCTTCTTGGTATTCGTCGGGTCGAAGGCCAGGAACGGGATGTTGCTTTGCGGTCCATAGGTCGGGTCTACCTTTAAGACGGGATAGGCAATACCGTCCACATAGGGGAACCTGTTGCCCGGCGCCCGCCCGTACACCAATCCCAATGTGCAAATCCACTGCCCCCCCCATTGGCAAAGATAGATGCACGAAGAAATATAGTAGCGCGTGACACCCTGCCCCTTGCGGACACCTGGCATATCGACCAGCGTCCCGACCCTGTACTGCGCGGGATCAGCGATGACGATGACGGAGGCCGTGGCGGCGCCGCTCGCGTATTGGTCTAAAAGTGTCTCAGCCAGGAATTGTGCGCCGGCTGGAACTTGATTGTTGGTGGCGCTTGGGCCACCAAGTATCCACGGCGCCTGGATGACGAGTGGGCGCGACCCTAACTGGTCAGCCATGCTCTGCGGCGCATAGGCGTGTGCCGCCGTCTTGCCCGTCACAGGGAGCGGCCCCCAGCGAACTTCAACCGACGTGACGAGGCCCGTGTCGCCATTGCCCAGGTCGGCGTGCAGCACATCCTCCAGCGGGATTTGGGGGACGTGTTTTTGGATGGGTCGCCCCAGGGCGTCGAACGCGCCGAGGAACCCCATGCGCCGGTAATGGCCGTAGCCGTCCTCGTCGAAGAAGAACTCAAGCCCGCTGGAGGCAAGCATCTGCTGGACGGGCGCGCTCCACGTCGCTTGATCCGGGTTCGTCATGGTCGATTGTGCGATGGAGGGATAGAGCCCAGTGCCACTGTCGGCTACCGGGTCGAACGTGATGTTGGCCGGATCGTAGCCCACAGCCCGCGCCGAATACCTGACCACCTCCGCGCCGGCCATGTTGCGCATACCCGCAAAGGCGAGGGCCAACACGTCGCCCGCGCTCTGACGCCCAACCTCCCAACGCTTGAACGGACCCCTGCACTTGAGCGTCACCACGCGGCCCTGTGCGGGGTCGTGTATCTCGTGACACTCATCGACGTAGCCGGCCCACGCGCCCGCCCACACACCCCGACGATTGCGCAGGCGCACTGTTATGGCGTCCATGGCCTGCGGGGCAACGGTATCCATCAGCGCGCCCGTGGGGTCGTGCAGGGTGATGGTGGCCTGGCTCGACGTGTTGGTGGTCGCCAACAGGCCCTGGAACTCGGAGAGCGTACGCAGTTGCCACGCCAGCATGTCCGGCTGGCCGCGCGTGCCCGCCTTGGGGTTCTTGCGTGAAATAGTCAGATCATAGGACGGCGAAAACGACCATGTACCCATCGGTTACGCCGTCCTTTTAATGCAGCAGAGGCGCGTCGGCGACGGCGCGCGGTGACAGTGCTCGTTCCTCGACGAGGATCTCGGCGCGGCCCTCTACTTCTTCGTGCGTGACCTGCAACGCCATCTCGGCCACAGCTATATAGGCCGCAACCGTTTTATATAGTTCGCACACCATCTGAGAGTGGATACCGCAGTACTCAATGAGCGCCGAGGCCCCCGTCTGGATAGCCGTCCAATCGGGCGCCTCCCCGCGCTCGACGACCTCCCGCTGGCTGCCCAAGAGCCGCCACAAAAAGTAGTAACGGGGCTCCATCACCTCACGATGCCCCCGTTCTAACTCACGCAACCGGTCTTTTAGCGCCTGCGCCTCGGCGAGGAGGTGCAGCCGCTCGGCTGTTACCACCTGTGCCCGTGGGACACCGTTCATAGTCTCACTCATCATGTGTGCGCTTCCTTCGTCTCTGTGTGCCGGCTAACGTCGGATGGGGCCGCCGATATGGCCTGGCAGGTTCGGCAGTCCGGGCGACGGCGGCCTCTGGTCGGGACCATACGATTGCGCGCCGACGTGCTTCTTGGACGTGTCGATACTATGGGTAACGTGTGTCCGTCCGGTGTGTCGCCCGCTCTGATCCTGCGTCGTCACCGTGATGGCAAGGCGATGCTGCACCTCCTCGGCACGCTGTGCGATGCCCGTTCCGTAGTCGCGCCCCTGACCAGGATGACCAGTGACGTTCCATCCATTCGGGCCACCGTTGTACATCGCCAGCGCTTTATCCCATTGCCCCCCGCCTTGCTTGGAGAGGAAGTTGGCCTTGTCGTAATCGGCCATCGCCTGCGCCGATATGGCGGGGTTGAAGGCCATCTGATGCCAGTCGCTGTTGATGGGCTTGTGTAGCTCGTGGGCTGCCTGTGACAGGTATTGCTGCGCGACGTGGGGATCGGTCATCTGCGCTAAACCGTACCCGCCGTCATTGCTGATCGCGTTTTTATCGAAGTTGGACGTTTCCTGGGCGCCCTGGGCAAGGAGTACTTGAATGGGGACTCCTGTTCGTTTCGACGCCGCATCGAGTGCCTGGACCACTTCAGGGCTCGCGGCTTGCGCGAACCCCGCGATGTTCTTTATAGACATGCCCTGCTGCTCGGCATAGTGTAGACCCGTGCCGTAGGGATTGCCTGTTAGGCCGGGGTGCGTGCCCACACCACCTGTGCCAGCCAACGGCGTGCCATCAGAGGCGTAGGTCGTGCCATCGTTGCCAAAGCGCGTTGCATTGCCCCTCAAGCGATCCTGCACCGTCTGGAGGCTCGGTGGGATATTGACGATAGGCATACCCGTTGAATCGGAGATGGTGCCATCCGCGTTGACACGATGCGCCGCGCGCGCATGGGCGACGGTGTGGGCTATACCCGTCCCACGGCCATCCACACCGGACAGCGAGGTGACAAAACCCGCTGCCGCCTGCTCGACCCCTATCTTGAACTGATCGGACGCGCTGGTGATGTTACGGGCGACGGTCACGCTGGCCTTGGTCAACTCCGCGAACGTGTGCGGGCCGGGCGCTCCGGGGGCGGCCTCCTTCTTCTGAAGGCTGGCCTCATATTTTTGCGCCGCGTTCGGGCCTTCCGCCACCAGTTTCTGGATGAAGGTGTCGGCTTGATTGCCCTTCATGCCCGAGAAGTCGAAACCTGCCTCGGAGAGCGCCTGCTGGGCGATACGCGACCCGCCCGATCCGACGTCGTAGCGCCGCGCCGTGTTGGCGTAGGCGTCCCACAACTTCGCCGGGTCGCGCTGGGCGGCGTCGAATTGCGCCGGATCAAGGCCCAACATGTAACCCTGTGCAAGCGCGTTCGTGCCCGTCGAGCCGATGGTGCCCGCCATCGCCTGCGCGATGTTGATTTTCGTCCCCGTTTGGTCGGAGAGCGCCTGCGCCGCCGCCATCCCATTGACGCTGATCTGGCCGACGCCCGCCGCCTGGTTCAGCGCCTTGATGCCGTCCACCAAACGCCCCAAGCTGACGCCCGATTCGCGGGCTGCCTGGTCCATCTGCGCGTAGGTATCACCGACCTGATTGGCGGACATGCCGCCCTGCATGAGCGAGCTCGTGAGAGAGGTCGTCTGGTCGAGGCCGATCCCACCCACACGGGCGAGGTCCATGCTCGCCGTGAGGGCGCCGCCCAATTGGCCGGACTGGACCCCGACATCGCCTAATTGTTGGGCCGCGGCGACGGATTGCGCCTCATGGTACATCAACGGCCAGCCCGCTTGTCGGGCGATGTCCAACTCGGATGAGGGCGTGGCGCCCGTGGTCGTCCCGACGCTGCCCGCGAGTGTCTGCTGCTCGCCCGCGTATTGCGATTGCAACGCGTTGACGCCCAGGCCGACGCCCGCCACACCGCCGATAGCGCCGATGGCCCCCAGGGCGAGTGGGGCCGCCTCACCGATCATCCCCATCAGCGGGCGTACTAACCCCGCCAGCACGTCGCCCGTCGCGCCCATGCCAGCCGCGTTCGCCGCGCCGCTGATGCCGCCCGCGACAAGACCACCCGCGCTCCGACTGAACGCCTGCACAATGTGGTCGCTCAGGACGGTGGCCGTCCTGTCCTGCTGTGTTGTGTCGTTGCCGTTGCTGCCGCCGTTACCGCTGTTGCCGCCGCCGTTGAGTCCGGGCAGGCCCGACCGTTGGCGTGCATCGTGGGCGTCCATCTGCTGGGTCGCGTCGTAGCCATAACGGGCCAGGCGCTCCATGCCGGGGGGCACGAAAGGGCCAGAGCGCGCGCTCTGCCGATAGTACGTGGCGCCGCCCGCATTGGGCAAGGCGTCGTCCCCGCCCTGTCCTGGCCCCGTCGCGGCCTGCTGCTGCGCGTTGTGCTGCCGCAGCAGGTCTTGCCAGCGCGTGAGCATGTCCTGTTGCGCGGGCAGGGGTTCAGCGGCGGCCTCGGGGTTGTCAGCGGCGAAGTGGCTCACCTGTCCGACGATAGCGGACTGACGGCCCGTGATGGCCGCCTGTGTCCGGGCGATGTCGGGGTGCAATTCCTGGACGAGGGACGGGTCCATCTGCCGCAGTCGCCCCACCGCCTCGCCATAGGACGCGGCCTCCGGTTGTGACCCGCGCGGGATGGCGTTGAACGCATCGAGCAGGTGTTGCTTGAGTCCCTGGAGTTGGGTGTCGGCCGTGCGTGCCGCCGCCGCCAATTCATCAAAGGTCCCAGGCAATGGCCCCGTGGCTGCCGACGCGGCGTCAGTCGTGGCTCCTGTGGCCGCGCCAGTCGTCGCCGTCGTGGCGGGCGGGTTTTGGGCGGTCAGCACCTGTGCCAGGCGCTCATCGCCTGTGGTGGCAAGAGGGGCGACGGGCTGGACGCCCACGGATGTCGGCGTCGGGTTGGACCGACCCGACTCTACGGGCAAAACATCGCCCATGGGCGCGTCGTTGTCTCGCACGCCGGTTGCCGTACTTGTCAGCGGTGTCGGGGTGGGCGTCTGGGCGGACAGCGCCTGCGCCAGGCGG